TTAACCCCAACGGGCGCCAGTGCTTAAACAGAGAACGGCAACTTTTAGGTTGTCACCTTCCAATAATGCTAATAATTGCTGAATTTCCGTAGTTGTTAGGTATGACATTTCAGTTGTTTGTTGTTTTAACCGTGATATTCCTTGAACAGGATGTTTACTTAAAAAGAAATCCGTTTTTTTAAGGGCTGTAAACATATCGCTGAGTGCTGACATATCCCTATTTATCGTTGAAGCTTTTACGCCAGAAGCGAGTCTAAGCTCACGATAGAGTACCAATTGCTTATCGGTTAATTGGCAAACAGGGGGATTATTCAGTGATTCAGCAATACGTCTCACCCTTAGATGTGTCATTCTTCCATAAGGTGTATTTTTGCCGAACACTTCCCACCAAATATCAATTAAATCACTAAGAGGGCGAATATCTGTTGATGTTTCTACCCAATCTTTTGTTTGCTGATTAGCCAGCGAATAACGTTCAAATAAAATTACTTCTTGCTTCTTTTCAAAGCGTCGTCTGATCCGTTTTCCGTGACGACCAGCCGGTCTAATGTCCACTTCATATTGACCATTTTCGAGTTTCTTAATTGTCATAAGAAAGCCCTCCAATGGAACAAATGCTTTGTGAATTAATAAACTCACAAAAATCTAGATGTATCGTTATCCAATTTTCTTGTCTGAGTGGGCTGAGTTTATTTCTTCCTGCCCATTGTGTGCGAGAGCTGGAGCGATCTGACCAGCATCGGGATTAACTTCATCAAACATAAACCAGTCTCGGTATTTTCTAAATCTTGGATGTTTAAATAATTTCATACCAGCTTCCATTGGCATTTTAGCTTTTCCTGTTTCATAACCATGATATGAGTAATAGTTTAGGCCAACTAATTCAGCAACTTCCTTCACTTTTAGTCTTTCTGACTCACGAATTAGCTTTAATTTTTCACTTTGATCTATTGACATATCTTGGAAGATCTCCAATTATATAACCAGATGTTACACTTCCTTGCAATGAAGCAAAGAGTACGAAAGCGCTACAAAGCGCCTGATATAAGAGGGTAGCAGATGAGAGAGAAAATCGTAAGTCTGTCAGATGTCGTAACTGAGGAAAAATTTGCTGAATTAATTGGTAAGCCAGCGAGTGCAGTTGCAGATATGCGCAAAGCAGGAAAATTACCCATTATTCAAATGAAAAGACCGGGTTCAAGTAGAGCGGAAAACTATGTTTATCTGCCTGCATGGAATAACGGTTTAAAGATGGCTTATGAATCTTTACCAAAAGAGATGCGCGACGGTTGGTTAGTGTGGTTAGGGTTGAAATCATGATACGACAAATAACTGAGCATAGTTTTCTGTATCGTGGCTTTACGATTATTAAATTACCACGAAAAGCAATGAACCCAGTTACTCGTTATCACATTTGGTTAGATGATCAGTCATTCGGTAAGTTTGATGCAATGGCTGAGGCGGTTAAATATATTGATGGGTTAAGGAAAGCTAAAAATGAAAAGTAATTCAATCGTTAAGAATACACAAAATGGGGTGTATATTTGTATTGAAGATAAATATTCACCAATAAATAGTATTGTTTTTGAATTATCACAACTGATACATTTCATTCCAGTTAATAATATTGGTAATACAGTTTTAATTTCTGTAAGTGGAATGGCTGACTTTAGCCCAAGTATTCCGTTTGCAAAATTTTTAAGTTTTTTTCGTTATATCATTGAGCAAAGTCAGAAACTAAATAGCTACTCACATTTATTTACGATAACAATAAATAAAGATTTGTCTTGTGAATGGCAATGTTAGTTAATTAAAAATGTTTACGGCGTGCAGATGGATGTAAATCACCAATATCAAATTTAGAAGAGAATTCTTTTGAAAAATGCATATTGGGAATTAATACGCCAGCAGAATCGACAATAGGGGATGAAATGATTTCATTTTTAAATATTTCAGCTTTTAAGCGAGCTGTATCATATGTAGATAGATGCGTTTCTTTCTTTATAACTAAGTTGATTATACCGTTGAAATCAGAGAGTGCGATCCAGTGCCAGCCATTGGATGTTTCTTCAAATTTAAAATATATCAGGCTCTTATCGTCACAGACATCTAAATCAGCTTGCTCAGTATATAAAATAGTTTCTTCTAAATTATCAATGGATTCCATTCTAGAAGAAAAAGCTGGACTAGCTATTTTTAAATCATTATATACCAGCTCCCAATAAGAGCTTTGTTTAATTGCATGAACATAAAATTTCATTGGATTTCCTTTTTTGCAATGGTTTTTATGCCTGTTTCCTGTCAAGAAATTGCAGGCATAAAAAATATACCATACACCATGTTTCCGATCATGGATAAAAAATCGGTTCAAACGATTTAATTAGATTATCAATATTTAGAAATTAAATAATGACCTTTATCGGTCAGGGCTTTTTATTACCTAAAAATGAGGTTTTAAAATGAGAAATATTCCAGAACCTATATTTACGCCTGTAGCTGAAAATATAAAAGCAAATAGAGAAGATGAACGTAAATCATTAATAAATCATTTTGCCGATCGTCAGCGTCAATTAGCCAACAAAGTATTAATAGATAAATTAGATTACGCGCAGGTTCACCAGTTATTAATTGGTGAGGCAGATAAATTGGAGTCAGAAGCAGGAGAACTTAATTATGTCTGATGCAGTTGATCGTGCCAATGAATATGCAGAGCTAGCGTTGGAACAAAATATTCAAGCAACGAGAAAGGCAATAAAGAGTGTATCGGCGTTTAAATGTGAGAATTGTGATCATCCAATACCTCAAGCCCGTCGCCAAGCAGTTATAGGCTGCACATTATGTATTGATTGCCAAATATTGCTTGAGCTAAAAGAAAAACATTATCACAGCATATGAGAATCATTTTCTATAAGTAAATAAAAAGCACACAACCTGCGGGATAGGCAGTTATTGTGTGCTCTAAGGTTATCTCATGAAATCATACCATATTCAGGCGTTATTGCCTCGCCTTATACACGACTTTCAATTCAAAGAGCAAAATGGTTATTTGCGTCAAGGTGTTTGCCCAAACTGTAAGAAAAAAGAGTTATTTACTTCAATTGAAATGCCGTTTGTGTTGCGTTGTGGCCGTGAGAATAAATGTGGTGCTGAATTGATCGTAAAAGAAATTTATCCCGATATATTTGACGATTGGTCAACTCATTACCCTAAGACACAACAAGCACCCAATGCGGCAGCTGATGCCTATTTACAGCACGCTAGAGGGTTGAATATTGAGCTATTAAAGGGGCTTTATTCTGAGTCTAGTTATCATGCTAATGGGTTAGGTGCCGCAACAGTTAAATTTGCGTTACCAGAGGGCGCATATTGGGAGCGTATTATTGATAGATCATCAAGATTTGATCGTAAAGCTAACTTTTTTGGTTCTTATAAAGGTCATTGGTGGTCATCACCTCAACAAGATTTAACACAAGCTAAAGAGATCTGGCTTACTGAAGGTATTTTTGATGCGCTAAGTCTTATTCAAAATGGTATGACAGCCGTTTCACTGATGACTTGCCATAATTATCCTGAAATTGCTTTGGCCAAGTTAAAAGCAGAACTTGGCAACAATAAAAAACCATTATTGGTTTGGGCGTTAGATAATGGTGCAGCTGGCGAACGGGCTATGAGGAAGTTTGTTGCGCGTAGTCATGAGGAGGGTTGGAAAGCGACTGCCGCCAGACCAGCAGAAGTTGATAATGGGAACGATTGGAATGACTTGCACATGAAAGGCAAGTTAACTGAACGAGATATGGCTCGTTATCGTTATTATGGAAAGTTGTTGTTAGCTTCCACTGCGTTTGAAAAAGCACGTTTAATGTTTAATTGGACGGAGCGTTCAGAGTTTGATTTTCAACATGATAACCGTTTGTATTGGTTTAAGTTAGACATCGATAAAATGATGAAGACGATTGAGCGTATTCATGATGCAGAGCCTGATTTAGATGAAGATGAAGCCAGACAAAAAGCCGTTAAAGAATCTGGTACCGTAATTGAAATAGCCAACTGTTATCCCACGCCATTATATTTCCAAAAATCGGTAGAAACCGATGAATCATGGTATTACATCCGTGTTGATTTTCCTCGACAGCCGCAAGTTAAAGCCACGTTTACCGCATCACAGTTAACCAGCGCCAGTGAATTCAAGAAGCGTTTATTGCATGTGGCCAAAGGAGCGGTTTATACCGGCACAACTTTGCAATTAGACCGCATTTGTAAACAAGCCTTGCCAGATATAAAAGAAGTGATCACGCAAAATTATGTGGGTTATAACAAAGAGTATGGTGTGTATGTGTTTAATGATGTTGCGGTACAGGATGGTAAGTGTTTTACGTTAAATGAGGAAGATTATTTTTCTCTCAATAAGTTGGATATCAAGACGTTAAGCCTTAGCCCATCATTGGCCATTAATACCGATTTTAGCGAATTTGATACCAGTTGGTTGAGCTCCCTTTGGGATGCATTTGGCGCAAAAGGTTATGTAGTGTTGGCGTTCTGGTTGGGTTCGTTCTTTGCGGAGCAGATACGCAAGACCCATAAAAGCTATCCATTTTTAGAAATTTGCGGTGAGCCTGGTTCTGGTAAAAGTACGTTGATTGAGTTTTTATGGCGCTTATGTGGTCGTGCTGATTACGAGGGGTTCGATGCATCAAAATCGAGTGTTGCCGCTCGAGGACGAAACTTCTCACAGATTAGTAATTTGCCGGTGTGTTTAATTGAAAGTGATCGCGTGCAAGATAATGCGAAGTTAAAAGCGTTTGATTGGGAAGAACTTAAGTCACTGTATAACGGCCGTGCGACCCGTTCATTAGGGGTGAAAAATAGCGGTAATGAGACCTACGAGCCATTATTTAAAGGCAGTATTGTGATTGCACAGAATGCAGAGATAAACGCGTCACACGCCGTTTTAGAGCGGATTATTCATCTTTATACCGATAAAGCGGAGCAAAGTGTTGAAACCCGTTATGCCGCCATAGCCCTTGAACGTTATCCCATTGAAAAGCTGTCTGGTTTTTTGCCTACGGTATTGATGAAAGAAGCGGCGATATTAAAGCAATACAATGAGCGCGTAGATGGTTTACAGGCGCAATTATTTGCGGATAAGGCGATTAACCATGAGCGGATCGCCAAGAATCACGCACAATTAATTGCATTGCTAGAAACGTTAGCGTTAGTTCTTCCTGTAAAAGCGGCCCATATTCGCCAAACTCGCGATTTTATTATTGAGTTGGCCAAACAACGAGTCCAAGCGATCCAACTCGACCAACCACAAGTGATGGAGTTTTGGGAACTGTTTGATTATTTACACGATAACGAGGCCTTTGGTGTGAATCACAGTAGTGAAAAGGGCGTTTATGCAGTGAATTTTAACCATATTGCACAGGTGGCCAGTGAGTATCGTCAGTCTATGCAATTGAATACGGATATTAAGAATTTATTGAAAGCGGGGCGCATGCATAAGTTTGTGGGCGTTAAGACGGTGCGAAGTGTGGTAAACAGCCAGTTTAATAGCACGCTTGCGGTAGGGAGTACGCTTAAAAGACCGGAAGTGATTAAGTGCTGGGTATTTCAGGAAAACAGTGAGAGTTAGTTTTCTCCTCTATTTATCTATAGGCTGCCAATGTGCAGCCTTTCTTTTATCAGTAGAAAGCCATCAAGTAAATATCATAAATACTCAGAATGACAAACAAGTGAAAGCATAAAGGGTTGTGCAATAAACAAGCATTATTAAGTATCTTTTATATAAATAGAGAATTTATGGGAGGGGTTCGGAAAGTGGTTACAATGGTTACAAAATTAAAATAGTCTTATATCTTATTGATAATATATAAAAATGTAGAAATAGCAAAAGGTTACAAATGGGTTACTTTGCGGTTACGTGTAACCATTTTTAGAGGTTACAAATTAAAAATATAACTTATTGTTTTATAAGGATGTAACTTTTTAACCTCTGTTTTGTAACCCGTTGTAACCAGTAAAAAGTTACAACGGAGTTGTTTTTAATCAGTGGGTTAGAGATGGTTTTGGTAGGGTGTAACCGTTGTAACCGGTTTCCGAAAAACTAACAATTATTTGTGATACGAATATTTTTGTAATGAATATTCCATTTGTGCATATGAGAAAGACAAATATTACATTCATAAGATAGTGTTCAGGTAAGTGAGTTTATCAGTGGTAGAGAAAGGGTTGACTATTATTTAATCATTTATAATTAACATTAAGAAAGTGAGAAGGAATGAGTGTGATATAGTTACAAGTTAAAGATTTAATTTATTGATTTATAATACATATAATAAAATTTTTAATAAAGGTAGGAGAGGTTGGTTGCTCATCAGGTGTGTAAGGTATGCACGTCATATGACGATTTTGTCATGCGTATATACCTCTCAAACAGTTTAGATGAAATTTTGTTGCAAAAAATCTCAAACTAAATGCGAAACACTTCAAACGAAGTGTGACTCGCATAACTCAATGAAACTGAATATAAGCGAGCAAGAGCAACTAACCAATCCTTGTTCCAATTTATGCTATAAATAGCTAGATTTCAACTCTTTTCTCTCTAAAAGGTTTATCAGGTTTAAATCGTTCCATTTGACAAACCAATAAACATTTAAAAAACTATTATATTCATCATCTATTTGAGTTGGAGTTCTAGCTAAATCTAAACTTGATGTTACTTTTATATAAATGTATTTTCTTAGCTCAGGTGAAACAAAAGGACAAGATAAAATATCTAACGCTAAATGAGCAATTTCCGAATTATCTTTAATATCATTATGTCCATCTGAGAAAAGTGATTTTATCTTTAACTCAATTATTCTTTTTATACTTTTATATTTATAATTGTCTTTTATAATAAATAAAAATGATACTATCGAAAAATAATTCATTTTTGTATCTGGTGTAATTATTTTTTCCAGACTAACTTTTTTTGGTAAATATTCATCACCTAGATTTCTTAGAAGTATTAACATATTTACTCTTTCAATTGAAAGAAAATTATGTCTTCCTTCATTAATATTATCAACTTCCAATATAGACATTGAATTAATATTGTTTGAAATAAAATCACATAATTCCAATCTAATGTCATCATGTTTAGTCAACAGCTTTTTATTGATTAGTATAGTAGCCTTCGTTATTTTAAGCGATGATGAAATAGATACATTAGTGTAAAAAAAGAAAAATAAAATATTATAAAGTGACAATAGAGTCTTTTTTAAAATAAAAGGGTTGAAATTATTTTTTATTATCTCATTATAATCCTTATTGATGTTTGTAATTCTATTGCATATGCTGGAGATTATATAAGATGATAAATTTGAATAGTTACTCGAAGGTGGGGTTATTATTTTAATTTTATTAATGAAGAAATTAGAGAAATCTCTTACATTTTTTACTTCCAATAGACATGATATCTTTTTTTCATTTTTAATGAAGAGTTTTTCATCCATTTCTTTTAATATCAAGTTAGCCTTAATTATAGAATCGGATTTTTCTGTAAGGAATGGCCTGTTATATTTTTTAAGTTTATTATCACCTAGATACAAATTATATTCTCCAAGATGATCATTTATTTCTTTATAAATAATTTCTGCAGTATTTATGTCTTTTGCAAAGAGAATAAAATCATCAACATAGCGATAGATGCAATAATCATCATTCATTTTTATATTTTTTATTGATAATGAATTAATTATATTATTATCAACTCGCTGGAGTATTATTTCTGCAAATACTCTACTAAATTCACTTCCTATTGGTATTCCATTCGTTTCGCTATGGTTGCTATTTTGCATAGTCTTATCTAAAATGGCAGGGAAACGCTGATTTATAGATTTGGTTGATTTTGAATAGTTTTTACCTTTGATCGCCCACTCTATGGAGTGTGTATAAATATTATTAAAACAATTAGCAACATCTAAATTCCACATAATAGGAAATTTTTTTTCTAAGTTGTAAAAATTATTATCTTTATAGAAGTTATAGATACGGTTATAGCCTTTATACGAGAAAAAAGATGATGCATGTTTCCTTTTTACTTCATCTTTAATGGTTTCAACATTTATTTCTTTGTATTTATTATTAATATGACCCTCCTTTAAATAAAAGGAGTTGGCTATTTTTATAGGTGCTCTTATAGATATCTCACTTAATGAACATAAATAATTAATTATGTTAGCATAATCTCTATATATTATTGCATACGTGTATTGTGATGCTGGGTGAATTAGAGAAAGTGTTCTTAATTTATGTTCATCCTTCTTTATGTTATATTTAAATGGTATTGTTGTATCGGGATTTAAAACTTCATTGTTATTAACATTTCTAATTATCAGATTTTTCATTATATCATATACAGGATTTCCTTTTTTTATGGAATTTAAATTAATATATAGTCCATCATTAGAGAATATTAAAGGTACATCATTAGGTGATGTATCTGTTAGTAAAGATCTTAAAAAATCTTTTTTGTCTATTTTAATATTATGCTTCATTGCCAAATCCTAGTTATCTCTTTTAATCTTTTTGCATTAAAACTTTTATATATTATTTTTTTATGTGAGTTTTCAAAGTTAATTTTTATTAGTTTATTTATTTGTAAGGTGTTAAAACTTCTTGCTTTTATTTTATTGGCGCGAATTTTATGACTAAATATTGTTTTTTTTAAAAATAAGTCAATTTCCTTAAGGCAAGAAGTGTCATTTATCTTTGAGTAATTAAAATAAATTCCTGTGGGAATTTTTTTCTTTGATTTCTCACTTATTAAGGTTCTATTCGTTGATAAAAACAATAACCTATCTATTAATAAATCAAAGTCGTTATTTTTATAGAATGCATAAAAAGATTTTGAAATACAGGTCTTTATTTTTTTTAATTTATTATCAGATATTTTTATAACAACTGTTCTGAAGTTTTTCTTTTTTTTCTTGTTTGATAATTGGTGATCTGTAGGGAATGAAAAATTATAACCCAAATAATTGAAAGATACAGGGGTACTATGCTCACTATAAGTATTTAGTGTTATTAGTTGTGATTTAGACTTATTTATATTTAAATTGTACGGTGAAATTGTGTTGTGTATCTTATTGAAAAATAATGGATTATCTGTAATTATGATTATATCATCAACAAATCGACCATAGTAAATGATATTTTGATTTCTAAGTATTTTTTCGTCAAAATCTAATAAGGCGATTTCAGAAAGAGAAGAGCTTATCTCTAAGCCTCGGGGGATTCCAACATTATTTGCAGTTATTGTATTGTATGTGTTTAATAAATGAAGTATTACATTAAAATTTATATGCGAAAGAGTTTTATTATTTTCAAGTTTTTTTAGTAAATGACATTGACTTATTGATTCAAAAAATGATTTTATATCAGTTCTAATTATAGAGTATTTAGGGCTTTCCTTAAGGAAAACCGTTAATTCATCTATTATAGAATGCCTGTTTTTCATTTTTAAATTAAACAGTCTTTTTAACGATGAATCACATCGGCGCAAAATTAACTTATGATGTAGAGTTGTGGTTGTATAAACATTTTTATTTTTTATTTTTATATTTTTGAGCGGAAAACCATCGATGTCAATGTACTTCATATAATCTTTCAGTTCGTCAAAAAAAGATTTTGAGAGTACAGAATTTAGTAATTTTCGATTTTTTATAAAATCGCTAGGGTATAAATAACGCCGCAAATTTTGCTCGGAATAATCTTGTTGTATCAT